CGTCACCCTAAATGGGACGACGCGCAGTTCGCCGGATACCTTGCAGACGTTGATGGTTGTTTTGAAGACATTTTCGAGAAGACTGTGTATCGCACATCTGATGGCGCGGTATACACTCCTAAATCGTCTGGCATTATGAAGAGTGGATGGTTCTTCACCATTGGTGGTAACTCCATCGCTCAGTTAGCTGTGCATGTTATGACTTGCATTCACCTAGGTCTCTCAGACGATGAGATCCTTGCTCTCAGCATTGTTGCTGGAGGTGACGACGTGAACCAGGAACCTGTCCCTGGAGGTGTCGACAAGTACGTAGCTGGCGCAGCCGATCTGGGTATTGAGATGGAAATCCACGAGCGTGAATCTATGTATCACGCGGAATATTTTTCCAGCGATTTGCGCATGGGCGCGGACGGTCCTGAGTACTACCCTAAAAGGTGGACCAAGCATATTGAACACTTAAAGGTGATCAAGCTTGAGGATTTGGCCGACGCTTTGTGCTCGCATATGGAGAATTACCGTCATGATAAACAGAAATTTATGTTTTTGGAGGATATGTACCACAGTTTACGCGACAAGCACCCGGCGGAATTCCCGGTATCTAAACTGGTGTCTCGTACTTTGCTGCTAGCTAAGCAGTACGGTTATGAGCACGCCTTGTGTTAGTAGAATTCCGACGTCCTGGACAAGACAGTAAACTGTATCCCCCTGTTTCACGGCAGGGGTTGAGGTGGTGGTCGGCGTAAATAAAAATAATAAATATGATAAAACAACCGATCGACACAACAACACAGTATCAAGGCAACGAAGGTGAGGATCCAACCGCACCGTTCTGGGGCCATGGTAACTACGTGGGGCCGTATTGGAGTGACGGTAAGAAGCAAAGCAGCATCGAGTGGGGTAACAAAGAACCCACCGATGCACTAGACAACTTAGCCCGAAATCATGACGCCGCATACGCTCATTATAAAGACAGACCTCATCGCGAGGCTGCAGATGCCCTGTTTGCCGAAGAGGCGCGCAAGCTAACCCAAAAATACGGGAAAGGATGGGCGGCCGACCCTAAAGTCGCCGCCACCTTAGTACAGTATGGGAACTACGCCACGCGTCAAGCAGCCAAACTAGGTGAGTACACTAAATATGGTACTAGCGGTATTGCTGGCAATTTGATCGGAGCTGGTCGTTTCGTGCTTGGCAACCTATTAGATGCTGGTAAGATGGTGAACGGCACTTACCTAAAACAGGAGAGGAATGATGTACTGAAATTTTACGGTACGGATCCTAAGAAACAAGACCGTCAGCCTGTGGCTACGGTACTTGATTTAACTCGAGGACCAAAACCGAAGAAAGTTGAACAGGAGCGTCGGCCGGAGGGTACGACTCCTGCCTCATGGAGTATTAAGAAGACACCTTCTGTGGTACCCGTGTCTACCACAGTCGAAACCAAACCTGCGTTCACCAAATCTAAATCACAACTAATTAAAGATCAAGCACAACGCTTTCGCAATTACTCAGCTCTGCATACCGCAGCTGTTGCGTCAGGAGGGATGCCTATCGTTCGGAGGAAAAGAACCAAGAAGAATCTGAACAAGGCACTCCCCGACTCCTATCTACGGAGGAGACGTAACGCCGTGCGGCCAGCATAAGGGAGGGAGGTATGGCGTAAAATAAAAATAAGAAAAACAAAG